ACCATTACGCTTAATCTTGTGGAAAAATCAATGGCAGCCGATAGCGATCAGCAAATACTCGCGCAACTTCAATTTCTGAACCAGACCATGAAAAAGTTGGTCGGCGTTCTCGAGAAGCCTGATTCCAAAAATGGCAAGGAACCCGAGCAGAAAAAATCAGCACATGTTCCCGACATGACGACGATGCAGCGTCTGCAAAAAGCAACAATGAGAAATCTCGCTGCCGATATTACGCAAATGCGTAAAGACTTTGGTGAACTTGGTGACGGCACCACGCTGATCACAAAAGATTTTAAAGAATTAGCTGCAATTCAGAGCGCTTATGCAAAATCTGTTATTACGTCTTCTGAGGTTACAAACTCTGCGCTAGATGGGATGACTGAAGAACTCAAGAGGACCATTAACACGACATCAGCATTCGCTAAAGGACTTGTGAACGCATCATCCACTACTGCTCAAGTGTTTGATCAATATGAGAAGATTACAGACGTGCTGGATGATTACAACGACATTCTCAAGAAATATAAAGTTAATTCTATCTCTAATATTCAAAATGAGAAGAAACGTGAGGACGTCTTAGATGCAATGTCCAAGTCAATTGAAAAACTGGACGTTCAAGCTCAAGCAGATTTTAAATCAAAAATGGAGCTGGCGAAGAAGGGTGATAAGGTAGCGCTGCAATACATAGAAACGCAGATGCGCTTGCTTGGTGTCACGCGAGATAACATTCTCGGCACCATCGAAAAAACCGCGAAGGTTGGACCTGCTATCTCTACACTTTCTGATTCATTGAAGAAATTTGTCAGTGAACTACCTATCGCTAAGATGGCTACTTTTGCCGGGTCATTCGCCCTGTTTACTTCTGGCGCCAAAGCATTATTTCAGCAATTCCAAATGGCTGCCTCTGCGGGTTTCGGTAACTCACTGTTTGACCTTAATAAAGGTTCCTTGACATTGGGTATCTCCGTGGAAGCACTCACGAAGATACTTAATAGCAATCGTCAACAGCTCAATAAGATGGGCATGGATGACTACATCAAATCTTTGAAAACTGCTCAAATAGGTTTGATGCAATTGGGTTTAACATCCGAGCAAGCAGCCGCATTCCAAGCAAACGCCTTATCTCTTGCTCAGAATTCGGGCGTAGCGCTCAGTGATACGGCAAATCTATCTAAGGTAGTCAATGCGCAAACTGAGGCATTCGAGACACTTAGAGCCGTTACTGGTACGACAGCAGAAGAATTTGCAAGTCTTCAGAAGAGCCTGATGAGTGATCAGAACATGCGCATCAGTCTAGCTCGTCTTGATGCTAAGGGCAAAGCTCAGATGATTTCTGGTATTTTGATGGAGCAGCAGCGACTAACTCTTGCTGGTCTGAACAATGAGCAGATGACTAAGATGATACAAGCGAATCAGTCTGTGTTAGGTCAAAAGGTTGCAGATCGTATGCAGACTGCTGCTAAAATGCTGTCAACCGCGTCCATGATGGGCATGGGTGAGCAGGGTATGGAAGCGTACAATATCATTCTGAAAGGTCGCCGAGCAACTGGAGAAGAAACCGCCAGACTAACAGATATTAGTGCTAATTTGCGCGGTGCCATGGATACTATGGGCGGCGGCAACATCATGCCTGAGCATTTGATGGATCAGCTAGGTGATAATTTAGATCCGGCAGGCAAGGAATTGCTGGATGCTGGTAGAAACCTTAATCTGGCCGCTTCGGCTATGATGGGTACCACAGTAGAGGAAACGAAACGAGCTAAAGAGCAAGGAAAAATATCTGAAGCGATGGCTAAAGGATTAAGTCTTGCGGATCAACTGGGTGCAGTACTGAGTAATCCACTTATGATGATAGCGGGTGGTATTGTCGGTATGGGAGCGTCAATTTTTGGGCTGCGCACTGTCATGCAGGCAGGTTTTGCACAGCTTGCTGCTGCAATCAATGGCGGCCGCGTCGCCGATGTCGGCGACGCAACAATAAGTGACAAAGCTGGTAAAGCCGGCAAGGCTGACAAAGCTGGTAAAGCTGACAAAGCTGACAAAGCTGGTAAAGCTGGTAGGTTTTCAAAAATCGCAGGCGTTGCTGGAAAAGCAGCTATTGCCGGCGTCGGCGTGCTGGGTGCAGGTGTAGGCGGAATGGCGGCCTATTCTGATCGATCGAGTGATGTCGTTGGAGGAATGACGGGTATTGCTGGCGCAGCAATGCTGGGTCCAGTCGTCGGTGGTATTACTGCAGCGATTAGCGGTGTTGCAAGTGCTTTCAAGGGCTGGAACGAGGCAGGTGATATCTTTAAGACAGAAGCTGCCACAACAGGTCAGAAGTTTGCAGCTGCTGCTGGCGGCTTCTTACATGGGGTGACCTTTGGTCTGTTTAGCACCGACGCGGCAGCTGAAGGCATTTACGCAATGGGTGAAAAGGTAAGTAATACATGGGCCGAAATTCAGGCCGCCATTGGCAATATCACAAGTTTCGTGATGGATGATGCATTTCCACGCGTGAAAGCGATGTTTATGACCTTTGTATTAAGTATACCGAAAATGTTTGCTGGCATAATCGGTAATATTGCTGGAGCTTTAGGTAAATTAGCAGACGTAGTAGGCCTAGGTGATAAATTTAACTCGATTTCAAAAACTTTGACTAATTGGTCAGATTCAACGGAAGAAGCCGCAGACTACGGCTTAAAAGCTTCCTCTGGTATTTTGACAGCAGCAGATTATGGTGCAAAAGCAGCCGGCGACAACAAGAAAGCAGCAGAAATTCAGGCTAAGGCTGCCGAAGCTCAAAAGACAACAGCCGCTGTAAGTGCATCCAATCTTTTAGGGACGACTAACCTAGCAGGATTGAGTGCTCAATCTGTCGCTGCTGATATGGAAGTAAAGAAGACAGCTACAGCAACAGCAACCACTGCAGCAACTCAAGCAGCAACTACGACTGCTGCCCAACCGGCGGCCAACGGGACTACAATAAATAATACAACTAAAACCAATGGTGAAGTCACAAACGCCGATCTTTACAAGCTACTATCTGATATCCTTGCGGCATTGCTCGACGGTCAGATGATCAGCACAGCTCAACTCGAATCATTGAAATCGATTTCAGGAAACACGAAGAAGAATATTGGTGGACCAGACTTGGCTACCTTTGTTGCTAACTAAGGAGATTCAAAATTAGTACTTTCACAGATTACTGGCGCATAGTCAAGCCTCAACAGAATCAAAAAGCATACTATTTTGCAGATCCAGTCGATCCATCGCTAGGTGTTTCATCTGGCGGCGTAGGTCATCCTGCTTTTTCTACGTATGCATGGTATGCAGAAATCCTTAAAGGCGCCGCAACTAGAACATCTGCATATCAACAGTATGATGTGATGGACCATGATATTGATATTGCACGAGCACTTGATACCATAGCCGAAGAAATATCCACCAAGAACATGCACAGTGAACTGCCGTTTGAGCTGCAGTTTTACAATGAAGGTGGTAAGGAACTGTCAGATCAGCTCATAACTACCCTTAGAGCTGCAATGCGTGCTTGGGTTGTAAAGCAAGATTTGGAAAATCGCATCTTCAGAATAGCACGAATGGTCATCAAGTATGGTGATTGCTTCTTTCAAAAGACGTCCGATTTCAAAAAGTGGCGCTTCATAGCACCTAGAGATATTCTTGGTATTGAAATTGATGAGATGGGTGTAATTGTTGCGTATCATGTCAGAAAAGGCGTGGTCGATAGTCGCACTGCATCGCTAAATTATCAAACTGACGTGATACCTGCCGCAGGCATCATTCATTTTACGCTTTCTGATTCCATGGGCCCATCAGCACCTTTCGGTGAATCAGTACTTGCGCCAATAGTAAGAACATTTCGTCAATTGGGTATGCTTGAAGATTCGATGCTGATTTATCGAATAGTGCGTGCACCAGAACGTAGAGTGTTCTATGTAGACGTTGGTAACATGCCAGCTCAGCGCGTACAACAATATCTTGATAAGATCAAGAATGACATTCGACAAAAGCGCACACCTAATGGTGCTGATGCAAATAATCCTGTAGTGGATGGTTCGTATAACCCACAATGTTTGACACTAGACACGCGTATTCCTCTGTTGGACGGTAGAACTCTATCGCTTTCACAGATGATCATGGAGCATGAAGAAGGCAAACAGAACTGGGTTTATAGCTGTAACCCACAGAATGGAAATGTAGTGCCGGGGATTGTATCTTGGGCTGGTGTTACTCGCAAAAATGCAAAAGTTATTGAGCTGATTCTGGATAACGGCCAATCAGTGAAATGCACGCCGGATCACAAATTTCCAACAACCAATCGCGGTTTTGTCGAGGCTGCACAGTTAGCAACCACAGATAGAATAATAGCACACTCCACAGATGTAAGCGAGCAGACTGATAATGTAATCAATACACATTTCATATTGAGTATTGGTGTTATAGAGTCACAAGATACCGGTTGTATTACAGTAGATGGTGATCACGTTTATCACGATCACCACACGTTCGCATTGGAGTCCGGCGTATTCACTAGAAACTCTATGCAAGAAGATTTCTTCTTTCCTGTTACTGCTAATGGTCGTGGATCACGCGTGGAAACTCTACCCGGTGGTACCGGCCTCGGTGAAAATGCCGATCTGCTTTACTTCCAAGAGAAGATCTTCCGCGGTCTTCGCGTACCGATGTCATATATGATGTCAAAAGATGGTGCTGGCGGTGGTGTTTACAATGATGGTAAGGTCGGTGTTGCATTCATCGAAGAGATGCGCTTTGCTAATTACGTTAAGCGGTTCCAAAATAAAATTGAACATGTATTCACGCAGCAGTTTAAAGATTTCTTGAAGTCGTCACAGATAAAAGTCGATTCGGATATCTTCACGTTACGCCTACCTGATCCGCAGAATTTTGCACTGTACCGTCAGGCAGCACTTGATGCAGAATTGATCAACACTTTCAACAGCGCTGACAACATCAAGTATCTGTCTAAGCAGTTTATTCTTCAGCGTTATCTCGGATTGACTGATGAAGAAATCAAACAGAACGAAGAACTGTTGATGAACGAACGCGGTATTGTTGAAGGTGTAGAGGTTCCAACATCTCAACAAATGTACGATCCCGCAGTTTACGAAAATCGTGAAGCTGTTAAAGTTGAAGCTCCAGAACCTGAGGCGGCGCCTGAAGAAGCTCCGCCTGAAGAGGATGTATCTCCAGAAGAAGCTCCACCTGAGGAACCACCTGCCGATGAAACACCTGAAGTCGATCTAACTGATGAAGAGCCTCCAGAAGAGGAAGCACCTAAAGAAAAGCCGGCGAAGGAGCCAAAACCTTAAAAAGAAAAGAAGAAAATAGGATTTCTCATTAAATAGATGTGAATTCCTATTTTCCCTGCATCAGGAGAACACAATGCAACTCTTAGTAGAACATCTGAACCCTAATACAGCAAAGCTTGTAGAATCGACCGTTAACGGCAAAGACATCTTTTTGTCTGGTATCTTCATGCAGAGCGAATGCAAAAACCACAACGGTCGTAATTACCCACTGAATGAAATCAAGAAAGCTGTAGATTTCTTCAATGGTAAAATCACCGAAGGTAATTATGTAATGGGTGAATTGAATCACCCGGACAATCTGACCATTGATCTGAAAAATGTATCGCATATCATTACAGAAATGTACATGGACGGTAATGACGCAATCGGTAAAGCGAAGATCTTGAATACCCCCGCAGGTAACATTGTAAAAGGTTTGCTTGAAGGTGGTGTACGTCTCGGTGTATCTACCCGTGGCACTGGCAATGTAACCAATGAAGGGGTTGTTGACTCCTTCGACGTTGTTACCGTGGACATCGTTGCTCAACCTTCTGCACCAAACGCATACCCATCGATGGTGCGTGAATGCATCGAAGAGAAAAAGATCATAACGCTTGCTGAAGCAGTGATTCATGATCCTACTGCTCAAAAATTCTTCGAGAAAGAAATGAAAGCGTTCATAGATACTCTGTTTTCGAAGCGCTAATCCGCAAAAAAGTAAAACAAGACCTGCTTTAGCAGGTCTTGTTTCATTTCTGAGAGACCAAAATGAAACTACGTGAGTTGTTCGAGGCAAAGATGTCATCTGACGCCCCTGATATTCTACAAGACATTAAGAAAAAATGCGGAGAAGCACTCAAGCTTTATCAGGAAAAAGGTTTTTGTCTTTATCGTGGGCTTACCACTGAGGTGTACCCCGCAGAGATTACACCCAAGCAGCGAGCATCTAAAATCAGCCAGCATTTTACACCTTTTCTGTTCGTCACCCGTGATCCATCGTGGAGTAAATTTCCTCGCAGAGATCACAGCATAATGTGCACTACTAATTTGGAATACGCTAATGAATGGGAGTCATTCACCGCCGCCGTTTTCCCATGTGACGATACGGTATTTGGTATTACCGAAGGGGAAGATTTCAATTTAGATTCTTTTCCGCATGTGGAAAACGCGCTGAGAACGCGTCGCAAATTTCATGATACGATGGAATCAGTTGATAGGATGTTTTCGCGCCTCACCCGTTATGATGCAGACGCGAAAAGTTCACTGGGTGAAATATCAGATTACTTCAAAAATGCAAAATCCTCAGATGGCGTTCAATATGACGCGGTGAAAGATTACATTGAGAAAACTAAGAGTATGTATTCTAAAGAGCTCGATGCATTCTTCAAAGAATTGTTGAAACATGATGGTAATATCGTTTCCTTATACCGAGAACTTTTTGATCCAAAGAAGAATGGGTTTCAGATCGTCAAAGGTATGGATGAACTCTATAGTAAAGTGCGTAAAGAAACTAGAGAAGTTTGGTTTGATAATAAGTGCATCTACGTACCTATTGAATGGCTTACCATGTACAAGAGTACGATAGCTGAGCTTTAGGAATTCACCGGTCATTTCTTATAAATAAACTCAAACGAACTGAAGGCGCTTTTCAACATCTTCAGACTCTCATATAACACCATAAACCTTCAAGGAAAGGAAATTCCCATGGATAAACGTGAAGAATTACGAAGTGTTCTTAACAATATGATTGAGAATACCCCAGAAGCTAGGGAAGCAGCTAGTCAGCACTTCCATAATTTTCTAGCAAGCAAAATGCGAGATATATCTCAGAAGATGACGCAACCGGAAGCCTCTGCTGTAGTTGACGAGACAAATGAAGAGTAACCACAGTGGTGATGTCTCCTTATAACTAGGAGTCACTTTGTTTTAAAGTGAAATTATTCAGAGTTACATAAATAATTTTCACAGAATTACAAGAAGTATCGTGCGATGTCTCAAGCTGATACTTCGACGTAGGCAACTACGTAAACCCTTATCATAAAGGAGACTAGGCAAATGGATGAAATCCTAAAGAAATTGCTCGAATCAGAGATGTTGAGCGAAGATGTAAAAACGGAAATCGCTGCTCAGTGGACTGAATCGGTCTCGGCTTTGAGAGAATCGTATCGTGAAGAAGCACTCTTGTCAGTACGTCAAGAACTTTCTGAGCAATGGATTCAAGAACGTGATACTCTAATCGAAAGTTTGGAAGTATTTGCGTCTGAAAAACTTGAAGCTGAAATGACTGATCTAAAGGAAGACATTGAACGCTTCCGTGATCTCGAAGCTGAATATGCACAAAAACTCGTTGAAGAAAAACAAAATCTTGCAGTGCAACTCCAGGAAGATCTTGAGTCGCTAATTGACAAGATTGATGATTTCTTCGAAGAACGTATTGCCGAAGAATTGAGTGAGCTGAAGGAAGATATTTCACTAGCTCGCGAAAATGAATTCGGTCGTAAAGTGTTTGAATCCTTCGTTAAGGAATTCAATGCATCGTTCGTAGATGAAAAATCTATTCAACGCAAACTAGCAGTAACTACTGACAAATTGAGCGATACTCAAAAGACAATCGCGAAATTGGAAGAAAGTGTTGCAACGTTGCAACGTGAAAAGAAAATGGACGAAGTACTGTCGCAACTTGCAGGTCAAAAGCGCGAGCAAATGGCTTTCATCTTGTCGACTGTAGCTACTGAGAAGTTGTCAGAAGCATACAGTATGTTCATCGGACGTGTACTTAGGGAAGACGCAGCTCCTAAGGCTGAAACGTTGACTGAAAGTAAGCAGACTACCACCTTAGTAACTGGTGATGCTCCTGCTTCGACTGGCTCAGTAATTACTGAACAGAAAACCACTCAATCTGCAGCGCTATTGAAAACATTGCGTCTTGCTGGTGTTAAGCAATAACCTACCTTAATAGAGGAGAAACAATATGGAACTTTTTGAAAACTGGAAAGAGACGAAAGAAGCTCTACTTGAAGGTCTCAGCGAACGCAAGAAAGCAATGCTTGCACCAGTACTAGAAAACACTAAGGCCGCTGTCATTAATGAAGCTGCTGCAGCTGGTACTACCGCCGCTGGCGCTATCGGTAACTTCCAAAAGATCGTTATTCCAATGATCCGTCGTATCATCCCAGGCACTATCGCTTCGGAAATCGTAGGTGTTCAGCCTATGTCCGGTCCAGTAGGCTTGGTATACTCGCTACGTTTCGCTTTTGGCGAAGCTGTAGACGTTGCACCTGCTGGTGCTGGTGCTGAAGACATCGCTGCTGGCGATGAAGTCTTCGGTAACAACAGTAAGACTAAGCGTTTCTATTCGGGTGGCCCACAAGGTGGTCCAGCTGACGGTTTCGCAGCTACCACTGCCGACTTTGAAGCATACGGTGGTCGTAAATTGCAACTCTCAGTATTGAAACAAACCGTTGAAGCTGGTTCGCGTAAGCTACAAGCTAAATGGACTACTGAAGCTGCTCAAGACATGGCTGCTTCGCATGGTATGGATTTGGAAGCAGAAATCACTGCTGCTATCTCCGCAGAAATCACCTCTGAAATTGATAACGAAATTATCAATGATCTGATCGCTCTTGCTGGTACCGTAGAAACTTACGATATGGCTGCAGTCGATTTCACTGGTGTTCCTAGCTATGTTGGTGATCGTCACGCAGTTCTTGGCACCCTGATCAACAAAGTGGCTAACGAAATCGCACGTAAAACTCGTCGCGGTGCTGGTAACTTCATCGTTGTATCGCCACTAGTTGCTTCTGTATTGCAATCTGCAGCTAAGTCGGTATTCGCACCTGCAGTTGCTGGTTCGTTTGATTCGCCTAACGGCACCAAGCTTATCGGTACCTTGAACGGTTCGATCAAGGTTTACAGCTATGTTTACCACGATCAAGGCAATGAACCAATCCTTGTAGGTTTCAAAGGTGGTAGCGGTGAGTTGGATAGCGGTTACTTCTACTGTCCGTATATACCTTTGATGAGTTCTGGTGTTGTTATGGATCCTAACA